GGCAACCCTTGCGATGAAATCCTGGGAAATCATAGCAAAGGTTTACCTTGAGTTTTTACACACTCTGGGCCCATGTACACCTCTTGGCCATCAGCTGACCGGATGTGCAGGTATGGGGTGCGCTGGGCGCGGGTGATGAGCCAGGCAGCGATTGCCGGGCGCGCGAGTAGCTTGGCGAGCAGTCGCCAGAAGAGATTGATCATGCTGCCACCTGGTGTTGAGCTGATGTGCGCCACGGGTCATTCGCTCGAGCGAGCGCTGCCATAGGCGGAGGGCTGACGCTGTTGCCACACATGTGCACCTGCTGGGTTTTGGTGAAGGGCTTGCCGTCGGCGCCGTGGGTGATGACGTAGTCGGCGGGGAAGCCCTGAGCCTTGTACAACTCGGACGGCTTGAGCATCCGCAGGCAGATGTCGACGATCACGTAGGGCGTGCCCTTGACCATGACGGTGACCAGCGCCAAGCGATCCTTGGTCGTGATGGTCGGGGCCGGCTCGCCTGCACCGCTGACGTTCTCGGTTCCGTAATAGCTGATCAGGAATGCGGCGACGCGTAGCGCACCTTCCTCATGCTCAGGGGAGAGCTTGAGCGATACGACAGAGCTTTTACCGCCGCCCCCGGCCGTAACGGTAGGCGCTGGCTCATCCAAAGGCTGACCGACGCTGGCACCGAACTGCCTTTCCATGAACGCAGTGACCAGTCCATGGTGCTGGCCGCCCGCGCTGATGGTGTGCAGCGGATCGGCGGTGTCCCGCGCGTCACAGTTGCCACGAAGGTGCACCAGGCTTGCGGCCACCAGTTGCTGCTGGCTTCCGGTGTTGGTGACGGTCGTCATCGGCTCGTCGACACCCTTGGCGTGCGTAGTGTTGAAGCCGCCGTTCATCTGAGCCATGAACACCGTAGACACCCCCATCGCGTGGGCTGCACCTGCAGGCCGCTGGTAGTTGCCGCCGCTGGTGATAGTTGGCAGAGGCTCATCGAGCGCTTTGCCCGCATCATCAAACCGGAACTTCACCAAGTGCGCCGAAGCGATTGACTGACCGCCACCGCTGGCTGTTACCGTGCCGACCGGTCCAAGAATATCGTTCACACCATGGGAGCGGCGTTTCGTTGCGCCGGATCCTTCGCCGTGACCTGCCTGGACGATGCATGCTGAAGCGAGTGCTCGGTGGTTCTGAGTCATCAACGTGCCCACCGGCTGATCTGCTGCTACTGGTTTGCCTGCATAAACTGGCCCGCCAGCACCCACCAGAATCGAACTTGTGAGCGCATGCTTAACGCCACCGGCAACGATCGTCCCTAATGGCTGATCGATACCCGGCACCCGAGGGTGTTGGCCTTCGCGCTCGCCATAGCCAGACTGGATCAGGGTAGGGCTGATAAGCGTCAGTTCGCCGCGGTTGGCGCACGTCACCGTTGGCAGCGGCTCAAGTGGATCGTTGATGCGATCGCTGCCTTGGTGGGTCGCCGGCGCGATGATTGGGCTGACGACCGAGAAAGCGCCGCCCTTTGGATATGACGTCACCGTGCGCAGCGGTTCGTTGGCCGATTGAACCGTCTCGCCCGACCAGTTCGCGATCGGCACAATGAACGGTGCCGGGTTGTCGATGACGAACTTCTTCATGCCCTTGGCTACTCGGCGCAAGGTAGCCGGTGCCAGGTCTTTTTTGCGCCCAAATATGCTTTTTCCCAGGTCGGCGAAGTCGATGCACTCGGCGGCTGTTCTCCAAGGCTTCTGGCCTTTGGTGGGTTGCTTGGCGTGGGTCGGCTCTGGCCACACGATCGGCTGCCCGTCGCAGCGGGCAATCATGAACAGGCGTTCCCGGCTGGTCGGCGCGCCGAAGTCGCACGCTCGGATCACACGCCACTCGACGGCATAGCCCAGGCGCTCCAGCTCGGCCACGAACACCGCCCATGTCTGGCCGCGCCGGTCAGGGTCTGGCACCAGAAACTGCTGATCGACCGGCACAACCTCACCATGTGCGGCAATGCCGCCGCCCAGCTTCACGACCCGCCCGGTCGACTTGCAACGCTTGGCTACCAGCGGCCCCCACTGCAGGATCTGCTTCACGTTCTCCAGGCTGATGACGCGGGGTTTCTTCTTGCCTGCCCACTTCAAGCCGATCCACGACAGGTTGCGGATCTCGCGCTTGCGCGGTTGTCCGCCAGCGGCCTGGCTGTGGTGGGTGCAATCCGGGCTCATGTGGAACCAGCCCACGGCCTTGCCACCGCATTCGGTATCTGGATCGCCGTCGAATACATCAGTCGTGAAGTGCTTTGCACCCGGGTGATTCACGGTGTGCATGCTGATCGCTGCCGGGCTGTGGTTCTTGGCCACGCTGACGGTGCGCCCAAGCCCCATTTCCAGCCCTGTACCGGCGCCGCCGCCACCGCAGAAAAAGTCCACAACGATCTCATCGTCTTGCGGATTGAAGCCAAGGCCGTACTGGGTTTTAAAATCGAAGGGATGTTTCTTCCGTTGTGCGGACATAGGGGATCCTCGCGGGTATATTGCGATTTGTATTTTCTGAGGGAAAAAGGATGTTGCCGAATTACGTGCAGTACCGGGTCGAGCTGTTTAAGTACCGACGAGATGCCAATGCTTTACGGAAAAGCGAGCCGCCGGACAGCGAGCAGCCTTACGAAAGCGGTGAAATGGCGGAGTATGTTCGAAGGTGGGAGCTTTCTGAGCAGTGGAGAGCTTCCATACAAACCAGTTACTACCGTAGAAAAGCCGAATCGCTCCTCGTGCAAATGCCTGATGAGTCAGATTCAACAATGTTCTCGCGCGTCGATTGGAATGACCATCCCGACGAACCTTACTATCTGACGCCGCTTGGACTGCGAACGGTTAGGGATTTAATCAGAGCGGAGCAAAAGCAGCGCAGAGAGTCGGTAGGGTACTGGTTCGGCATTGCTGTGGGTTTAATTGGAGCCGTTACCGGGTTGGTGTCTGCCTTCAAAAGCTGAATTAATCGCCACAGAAACAGGCAATCGCCTCGTCGTGGTCGGCGAACATATCGAACTGGCTGTCGGAGTAGTCGAGCATCTGCTGATAGCTCGGCCGGTCGAAGCGGAAAAGGGCGCCGTCTGTTGTGGCGGCGCTGCTCTGGGTGGCGGTGCGTTCCATACGAGCCCACCAGTCGGCCTTGCTCCGGTCGCTGGCAATGATCGAGTAGACCTGCTTTGCACCTTTGAGAAAGCACAGGTCGCAGTTGCCCTCCAGAGTGCGGCCATTGATCGTCGGTAGTTCCAGATCAAACGGCTGCACCTTCCAGAACTCTCCGATCTGCTGCACGCCGACGCCGACGCCTGCATCTGCCAGCGGCATCACCATCGTGGCGTGTTTGCTCTCTGTCGTGGTCTTGCGATGCCGTATCTTGGCGACCCGGCGCGGTTCATCAGCTCGGATGCCGGTCATCATGTCGACCGGTGTTTCCTCTGTGGAGCATCCAACCATCCGCAGGTACTTGTGGATCACCCTGATTTTGAGGTCAATGGTGCAGAACCGTGTGACCGGGTTCGGCAGATAGCTGCGTTTCCTGATCAGCGCTTCGAACGGCTCGCCGTCCCTGCTGGCGGTTTCGTAGGTGACAATGGCGAAGCCTCTATCATCATCGCGGTACTCCAGCCAGACGATGGGCACCTGCCAGCGCCGCGCGCATTCGTTCACAAAGTCGAGGGTGGCGGGGTGTTCCCTGCCGGTGTTGGCAAACGTGACGATCAGATCGTCTAGATCATCGTTGGCGTCAAGCACCTGGCGCAGCATGTAGGCGCTGGTCCGACCACCGGAAAAGCTGACAACCGTCGTCCCGGACATATTGTAGGGAGACATGGGGATTCCTCGCCGGGGTGGCGTGAGTCGTTATATGGAAAAACCCCAAGTGGAACGGGGTAGGGATGGCGTAGACACTCCAGCAACACACGTACTGGAGTGCTGCAAAAATGAAGAAAGCTACCGAGTTATTGAATCTGATCGTCGCGCTTGCCAGGCTTGCAAAAGTGATATTCGGGCTGGACTGGTACTGATCCGGCTACGCGGCAGGAGGCGTATCTCGAAATACGTCCATCTGCGCAGCGCCATCCAGCCAGGCCGCGTCGATACGAGCGTGGGCGAGTGCAGCATATTCTGGGTTCAGCTCACAGATGATCGACCTGCGACCTTCCTGCATCGAAACCAGCGACGTAGTACCGGCACCGCCGAAAGGGTCCAGCACCACGCCACCGCGAGGCGCGCCGGCCAAGATGCAGGGCCTGATCAGGTCTGGAGGGAAGGTTGCGAAGTGGGCGCCTTTAAAGCCCTGCGTTGGAACCGTCCACACGCTGCGCTTGTTCCGCATATCCAGCGGGTAGTCGCTATCAGTTCGATCAGGTCGATGAGTTCCGAATGTCTGGCCTGGAATCACCTGCTCCCGCTTCGAGTCTTCCCGCTTGAAGCTGTCCCGCCTGCTGCGCACTGCTTTCATCGGCCCATTAGTTTTGCCCGGCACCCGATCACTGCCATGTTGTTGCTCGAGATCCTGAGCCATTCGCACGATCGAGCTGAGTGCTACAGGTTCCTTGATCGCATTCTGGTCGTAGTAATAGCGAGGCGACTTACTCAGCAGGAACAGGTATTCGTGTGACTTGGTGCACCGGTCCCGGGTACTTTCAGGCATCGGGTTTGGCTTGCTCCAGATGATGTCCTGTCGCAGATACCAGCCGTCTTCCTGCAGCGCGAAGGCGAGACGCCAAGGCATGCCCATGAGGTCTTTGTCTTTCAAACCAGCCGGCGCCGTGGAGGTCCGGTCACCCATTTGTTCAAGCGTGTGGCGAGTGCTTCCCACTTTTGCGGTGGTCGGCACTTTTCTGTAAGTGCCGCCAGACCTTGCGTAGCTGTCGCCCATGTTCACCCAGATCGTGCCGTCAGCACGCAGCACCCGGCGCACCTCTCGGAACACGTCGACCAAGCGGGCGATGAACTCGGCAGGTGTTTCCTCAAGGCCGATCTGGCCTTCTACGCCGTAGTCACGCAGACCGTAGTAGGGCGGGCTGGTCACGCACGTATGCACGCTTTCATCTGGCAGCGTGCGCATCATGTCGATGCAGTCGCCTACCAGTATCTGGTGGAGCTGGCTCATATCGAATTCCAGGCATGCGCCTGCCGAGGCGTTCAGCGCAATAGGTGAGGGGAGTGATTCAAAATCCTTCGTCGTACTCTCGTCGGCATCGACGAGGGGCCGCCTTAAGTACGGCCTTGTAACTGGCTTTCGCTTCCTTCTTGTCCAGGCACCACTCACCGGCTACCTCAACTGGTTCGCAAAGCAGCAGGTACTCGGCGCTATGAAACCGGTTTATGTTGCGCCTGTAGCGAACCATGCGGTATTCGCGCTTGCCGCGTTCGCCGCGCTCTTGATACCGAGGCATCCTGATGCCCAAGAAGTGGGCAAAGCTGTCGTAGCACTCGCTTTCATCCAGGTAGTCGTCAAAATTCGTGCGCTTAGGTGCAGGTGGAGCAGGCGGCATTTCGGCAATGGCGAATCGTTCGCCCTCTTTGGTCGCGAAATAGAGAATTTCGCTCTGATCGCAGAACGCCGGGGGCTTTCGACTTCCCATCAGCCCCAGGGTCACCAGAGCTTCCAAATCTGTCATGTCGCTGTGGCCTGGGCCGGCAAGGAAACGGTTTCGATACACGGTTCGGCTATCGCGACATTCAGGCCGCAGGCCCAGCGTGTGCCAGAGCAGGCCTACTTGCGCTTCGGTGGGCTTGTTGTCCATGGCGTTTCTCCATGCATGCGCCGCCCTCCGTGTCCGGTGGTGGCAAATTGGTTGGGGGTGAGCTATAGATGATGACCGGCATGGAGCCGGTCGACTTGGAGTCAAACGGCATGCGCAGAAAACTTACTTTCACTAACGGCAAGATAATGAACGGAGCGGTAGGTATTAGCTTCTCTAGTCAGTCAGAGGGCGAGATACACATGTCCGACGTAATAATAGATGGGTGCAACACCGCTATTCTTGAGCGAGATCCTGTCGGAGCTATAGCCGGTCTAGGAATTCCACCTGAAGTTCCGCGCGAAGATATAAGGCTCGTTATCGAGGAAATTTTGCAATCAAATGCGCAAACCGCCGCAGAAAAGGAAAGCGTGGTAAAACGCTCTAAATTTTGGTCGCTGATCCAGAACGCGTCAAATGCCACCGTTATAGTCCAGGGACTGGTAGCCCTCACGCCGCCTGCCCTTGCCTCGTTCCTTGCGCAGCTTTGAACGATGGTCTGATTTGGGTAAACTCAGCTTGTCGGTTGGTGCTGGAAAATAGCTTTAATCTGACGCGTCAGTTCCAAGCATTCGGTCCTGCTCGGCAGGGCTGGCGCGCATGAAATACAGCCCCAGGTTCTGCCAAGCTTCCTGCGGGCTGTTGATTCCGTTGCGCCTCATCGCGGCTGACATGCCGGCCTTCACGCCGGACGCGAGGCTGATGGTTACCTTCTCAATCCCGAGTCGTTCAGCCTCAGCTTTCTTGCGATCCCGGTAGTCCTTGGAGTGCTGCGCCTGTGTCTTTGGCGTGCGCTTCACTTGCGATAGATCCTGTTCACCGGGTAATCGATGTTGAAGTCTGCGATGAGTCGTTCCATCAGCGTGCTGCTGATGCCGATCAGGTTCTTGGCGGCGTACCGAGACAGCCCGCGGTCCCTCGCTTCCTTGATTCGCAGAACGTTCAACGCATCCGCGACGGGGTCTATGCGCTGAACCTTTACACGCGAAAGGTGTGGGCTTGGGTCGAAGCGCTTGTACTCGAACCGGTGCGCGGCGGCGATCTTACGCAGCATGTGGTTGCTGACCCCGGTGGTACGGCTCACGTCGGTGATGGTGGTTGTCTGTGCCATATGGCGGATCTGCGCGACCACCTCATCGCTGACGTGGCCCCGTGGGAGATTCGTGTTAGGGGGCGGTGCAGTTGCTGCGCGCATCGCTTCCTTGGTCCGGCGGCGAGGTGCTGGCGTTGCTGCTGGCCCCATGCGTCCGTATGGCCTGGGCTTGTATGCGAAACCCTGCAGCGTGGCGATCACGCCGCCGCTCTTCAGGAACTCAGCTACTTCGGCCTCGAGGACGGCGGACCGCTCTTTGTTGCGCTGAATCGTGCTCAGCTCTGGACTGATCATCAGCTTGCACCGTACAGCGCGAACAGCGCCAAGCCGGTGGCGATGGCAGCAGTCCAGCGCAGCATGTGAGTAGCGAACGACCGCTGACGTACAGGCTGGGCTTCCAGTTGATCAGCGGCTTTGCACGCCGCGCTGTGGCCGCGATGCACGCCGCGCACAGTACCGGTCGAACGCTCGACGATGCCGAACTCGTTATTGCCGTTCGGCACGACCGTGAAGCGCGGCAGAGCTGCAGGGTTCTTGCGGCCGACCTTGTCGTAAAACTCGGCAGTGGAAAGGTTGCAGCGCTGGCGCAGGCCTTCGAGGATTGCACGACGCTGGTTGATTGTCTGGTGCATATGAGGCTCCTTGACCGCATTGGCCAGATGCCAGGCACGGGTGACCAAACCCAGCCGTGAGACTGGCCTGGCACCTGCCGATGCGGTCGTTTGATTTGGGGGATGGTGATGCAGGGGGCCGATTTAACGGTTTGAACTCATCCGCATCGGAGATTGATCGGAACACCAGGGCGCTACCCCTGCTTGATTCCCGCCGCGTTTCAGGTATTGGCCGACAGATTCGGCTCAGGACTTTTCCGGGGCTTTGCGATCCTAGCGCTGCAGCCCGCTTGGGCACGCTCCGATCAATCTCCGATGCAGCCTGGCGCTATGACAGGGTTCGGGCAGTTTTCGTCAGGCTGACGCTGGTGCTGGTTTTCAGATAATCGCTGTCAGAGTCTTGAAGCCATCGGGTGCAGTTCTGGTGATCGACATCGCCACCATCTGATGAGCGCCCTGTTGGATTGCTTGAATGCACCGCTTGTAGCGAGGATCAAATACCTCATCGCCATCTGGCAGATGAGTTGTACAGGTCAGCGTGGAGCAGTCCTCGCCATTGGGACCTTCGCCGTCGTGGGCAATGCTGAAGCTCGCGACCATCGCAATACCGTTCTGTCTGGCAATTTCGACGATCTGCTTAATCAGAGGGCTGATCTGATCGTCGTAAACCTGTTCTTTGTTCATGTTTGCTCCTGATGGTTGGATTGATGCTCAGCAGATCGCCGCCACTGGCCTGACCTTGTCCGAGCCCTTACGGCTGATCTTCTGTTCGTACCCGCCGCGGCGTGACTCGGGGGCTCTGCGCTCGCGCCTCATCGATTCATCGCCCAGCACCGCGTGCAGAACGATCACCGACATGAACAACAGGCAGAGCGGGGAAATGATCTGTCGGCGCATGGCCTCGGCGATCATTGCCGTCTGACGATTCACGCCCAGCTTGAACATGGCGACCGACAGCCGCTTTACGACCGTGCCAGGCGCAATGCCGAACGTGCGGGCGATTTCCTTGGCTGTGCAGCCCTGGGCGGCTGACAACAAATACTGCAACTCTCGCGGCGCAAGACCACGGCCGAGGTGGCCTCTCCATGCCCCGCATACGATGGTGGTATCCATTACGTCTACTCGGTGGTTGTCATCCCAAAGCACCCGGTAGGCCAGGTGCTTTGGTGATGATGTGCACCGCGACCCGCTACTGGCGTCGGTCGCGGCTTGCTGCGTTAGCGATGTTGGTCAGCTGGCCGCTGTTGATTGCAGGGCTGACCGGTCGTTTTCATAGGTTGGCGGTGAGCTTCCTCCCCAGGGCGTCAATCAACATCTGTATCTGTTCGCCGTGGATCACAGGTCCCTACAACATGCACGCTGCAGCTCGCTTGCCCGGTTAGGTGGGCAGGGTGCATGAGGTCCGGCACCCCTCATAGCCGAGGCTCGGGGCGCTAATTCAAATCTGGTGATGCTCACTCCAGGCAGCCTATAGATGCCCTTTTTGCTGGACCTTTCAGGGAGACTCCTTGAAGTGCGCCTGTCGGCTTTGCTCGCGTGGCTGATCCTGTGTTCCTGATCGGCTGACGTCCGCTCGGCTTTGAGTCGGCGGGTTCTCCCGCAATAGCCAGTTCCAGAGCTGGCATGGAGATCGAAATTTATTACTCGCGCTTTGCCGTTTCCGGGATCGATCTGCGAGGGTTCTGGGCTTTTAAAGAGCGGTGTCGCTGCGGTTGATCGCTGCGATGAGTTAAATATGAACCATCAGTTCATAATGAGTCAAGTACCAAAAGTACATAATTTTCGCAGGGCGAAAAAAAACCCGCTCAATGGCTGGCCTGTTCAGATCGGAAAGGTTGGGTCTGGAACGAAAAAGCCCGGCGCTGGGCCGGGCTTTCCTTATGTTATGGAAGGTAATCCTGCCTTGATCTCATCAACGATCTCGGCATTGGATGCGCGGTTGCTAATGACACGAACGCCCGCGAACCCCTCTAGGTCTGACACCACTTCGTTAAAAGCGGCCATCAGCTTCAAACCGTCAGACGGCGGCTCAACGATGAAAAGCGTATCTTTAGCAAGGCGTTTGATGGCCTTAAGGCGCTTCATCTTCGAAACCCAAGCGTCCCCGTGGTCGTAAATTTTAGATGAGTCCCCCTGACCGAAATACAGCGGCTTGATAGCTTGATGGACCTTTTCGTCCGCCACCATCACAAACGGGAAACGAACCTCATAGAGCTTAGTGCCAAGCTTCTGCTCTTTGTATCGCTGCTTTAGGTTTGCAACGGCTAGGAGGCTGCCGAGCTCCCTCTCAAGAACCCGCTCCTGATACTCTTTAGTAGCAAAGCTGTGGTTCACGTAATGCCCATACAACTCGGCCAGCGTCTTTTTGATGTCGTTCGTCCCGATGGAGCCGGGGTCGCTAAAACGCATCATCGTTTCACGCGGGTGTATCAAGTGCTTAAACGCGCTGATAGAGGGGCCTATCTCGCCCTTGCGCTCAGTAAAAAAACTTTCCAAACGAGTCAGCTCCGCGCGGACTTCGTCTCGAGCGCGAAGATATATCTTGTGATCAAGAGTCTTGAAGAATCGCGTGACTCGTTGGCGAGTACGGTCCAGCTGGTAATGGAATTCTCCGTTGCTAGCCAGCACCACCACCCCTATATTGACGAATTCGCCAGTCTCAGGGTAAGGGAGAAATCTTAGAATCGAGTAATTGCAAATGTATTTCATAGCCGCCCCCAGAACTGCTCTTCCTTGAACCTTTCCAGTAATTGATACCTTTCCGCTAAGGTGGGTTCATATTCCTCGCCGTGACCAAAATCACGGCGGACCCATTCTTCCGGCAAAAGGGATGTGATCCTATCCCAATCAGCCAGGGCCGCGTCAAGCTGCGTGAGAAAATCTAGACGAGCGAGTAGCTCGCCTGTCTTCGTGCTCAACTGATCGCGGAAGACGTGGTAGCGCCTGAACTCGTCCGCGTCTAGCTCGGAGTCAAAAGCAATGTTGTGATCTATGACAGCGAGATTACCGCCCTGATCCAAGATCAGGTTGACGTTGCCACCCATCGGTCCAAGGCCGCGATCTCCGTTGCCTATCCACCAATCAAATAGCAGAACCTTCTTTTTAAGATCGGCAGGAATTTTTTCGACATGAGCCCATGATACGTCCGAGGCGTTATCTACCTGCAGAGATGCGAAAGCAGGCCCGCCTTCTAAATCTCTCACATTTGGAACAAGGCTGAAGTCTATGAGGCCTTGGGGTATATCCATTAAGGCCCAGGGAGGTATGGGCAGCCCTAGATGAGCACCTAGCTCCGCTGCCAAAACCTCTGAAGTCAGTCCAGGTGCAAGTGCTCTAGAGAGCCCTTTGACAAAATAGGTTTGATTATCTTCGCCTCTAATCAGAAAAGGCTGAACGGAAACACCTTGGCTGCTCTGCTTAATGATTTCCCTAGCTGTCACGCGTGCAGGCATGCGCAATCCTTGCTGGCCATAGGCCGGTTATAGGTTGTGAAAAAAATTAGCATCCACGGAATTGTGGATACTTTCTAAAATATCCCCTTCGGCGCTGGCATCGTCATCTCTCACAAATCCCCGCCGCGCCAGATGATGCGGCTACTCAGATCGTTCCCGTACAATCCTTCCTGCCCTTACCTCATCTACATACCCAGCCAGCTTGTCCTCGTCGGCTTGGAACAGAATGATCATCTTCAGGATGGCCTGAGCATCAGGCTCGTTACCCGCCAGGCTCAATCGCTCAACGATCCGCAGCAGCTCCACGGCCGACCATTTCAAGTCTGAGGCGAGACCCTGTAGGTCGCGTGCGAGTTGTTGATTCGGCTTCGTCAATCCCATGACTGGTACTCCTACAAAAAACCGGTGACCCGCACCGCCACGCCGATGATCTTGCAGTCGTCCGTGCATTTGATCATCGAGTATCCAGGATTGAGTGGTTTCAGATAGAGCTGGCCTGCATCATCTATCAGCTTCTTGAAGGTAGCCTCATTGCTACTGGTGGGCAGCTTCGCTACGACCAGCTTTCCGGGTCTAGCCTCAACTCCCGGATCGACCAGTATCAGCATTCCCTCTGGAACGCTCACACCTGACGGGGCGGTCATGGAATCTCCTGCCACCTCAAGCCAAAACGCGCGGCCTTTGGCCTTATAGTCGCTCGTCTCATACCGGTCTGAAAAACCGGGCTCGACCGCTTCTGCCCAGGCGCCAGCAGCAACCGTGCTTACTACTGGGTAGCGGTACATGACCGCGGGATGTTCGACCATCGCTACGTTGGATGGCGCACTGGCGACAGATCGTGAGTTCATCGAGGTGTCTTCAAAACCATTCTGGAGCCATGCCAGCGGCACGTTCAGTTCCTCCGATAGCGACCTCATTTTGGCGGGGCCAGGCATTGCCTCTCCGTTCAACCATTTGCTGGCCGCCTTCGGAGTGACGCCTGTCATTTTTGAAAGACGAACGCCGGCTCCCCACGGCTCGATGTGGTTTTCTGCAAGTGCTTTCTTTAGGCGAACCGCGAAGGCCGCTCTCAAATCTTCGATCTGAACCATAGGTTCAATTCTGCACTGGCTTGCATGTACTTTCAGTTCCGACATAATATGTACTGCAAGTTCATATTTTACCCGGAGGCCACATGAGCCCGCTAAAGAAATCGATTGATGACGCCGGCGGCGTTCCGGTGGTGGCCTTGGCTTGCGGGAAGACCCCGCGCGCCGTTTACAAATGGCTCTCCGCCGAGTGCTTGCCGCGCACCGAGTACACAGGTGAAACACATTACGCCGAGCGAATCTCAGCACTTGCTGCTGCCAGGGGGAAGCCTTTTGAGGCTTCCTGGCTTCTTGCCGAAGCGCATCCGAACAAGTCAGCGGCATGACGTGAATTATCCGCTCAGGCGGGAAGGGCAGGTAGTACAGCGGATGGGCTGTTGATTCATCCAGTACCAAATTTCAGGCAAAAAAAAGCCGGTGGCTAGACCGGCTTCTTCAACAACAAACAACGTGAGGTAGCTGGATTATGCACACCACACCAGGCCCATGCAAGACCGGCCATGATGCCGCCCCCGGATATGGCGAGCACCAAGCCCTGACGCGTCAGTTAATGTCGTCGCGTGAAATTGCAGAACTGACTGGCAAGCAGCACAAGAACGTCAAACGCGACGTCGTCGCCATGCTCGCCGAGTTGAAAATAGGTGCGCTCAATTTTGAGCACACCTATCTGGACGGGCAGAACCGTAAGCAGACCGAGTACCTCCTCGATCGCGAGCACACTGATTGCTTGCTCACCGGGTACAGCGCCCAGTTGCGGATGAAGGTGATCTTGCGCTGGAGGGAATTGGAGGGCCAGCTGATCGGTCGACTGCGTATACCGACTTCATTCGCCGAAGCTCTGCGCCTGGCTGCCGACCAGGTCGAACAGAACCGGAAATTGCAATTCGTCATCGACAAACAGGCTCCGAAGGTCGCAGCCATCAATCGCCTGGCTAGCGCTGGCGGTGCCATCTGTATCACCGATGCTGCCAAGCAACTTCAACTTGCCCCGTCAGCACTGTTTGCGTGGCTGCACCAGCACCGATGGATATTCCGGCGAGGTGGCTCTGGTCGATGGACTGCGTACCAACCACGCATCACAACTGGCTTGATGGTGCACAAGATCACTGCGCTCAAGCCCGATCCAGAAACAGGCGCAGACCGCGCTGCATTTGATCCTCTCATCACAACCAAAGGCTTGGCGTTGCTGGCTGAACAAAATATTGGAGCGTCTTCGTGAGCGTTCAGGCAATGGCGTGGGCGCTACAAATCCCTCGCACAACTCTTTCCGATTCAAGCGCTCGGCATGTCCTGCTGTGCCTGGCGAACTACGCCGGTACCGATGGGCGTGGAGCATTTCCCTCTGCAACGACACTGAGTGAAGACACCGGACTTTCCGAGCGAACCGTGCGTTCCAAGCTCGAGCTGTTGCGGGTGTCTGAACTGATCGTTCCAGGCAATCAGGCTCTGGCTGCTGTGTACATTGAGCGTCATGACCGCAGGCCCGTTGTATATGACCTTCCTATAAAGCGGGGTGCAAATACTGCACCCCGAACTGAACGGGGTGCAGATGACGGCACGGGGTGCAAATCACAGCAGAACGGGGTGCAGAATTCGACCGAACGGGGTGCGAAATCTGCACCCAATCCGTCACTTAACCATCAATCAACCGAACAGCAGCAGCCGCGCGAAATTTCGGACGTGATCGACGAACAGGCCAAGCAGGCCCTTGAGCCGACCGATGATCGCCAGCGCTTCGCCATGTTCGCCGACTGGGCACCAGAAGTCCGTTACTTGATCACCCAGGCTCAGATCGCCGGAGTCAAACCAACCGATATCTCTGACGCGCTGATCCGCAGTTTCATCGGCTGGTTTGTGGCCAAGCAGAACACCGTAGACACATCCGCCGGTTGGTGTAACCGCTTGGTGGGTTGGTACGTGAAAGAACGTGCCAAGGGGAATTTGCCAGAGTCAGAGGAAGTTGCCGAGGCAACCGGCAGCTGGGCGTCCAAGGGGGTGATCCTGTGAATGGTCCTATTCGAGCTGGTTACCTGGTCCAAAACCGGACAACCGATCCAGCCTATCGCCCAGCACCAGCCGTGACCGTCGAGGTTGATCCTGCAACCGAGCAGGTGATCGACGAGCTATTCCTTCGGCTGCAAGGGGCCTGCGGCGCGTGGCGTCAGTCCTGGCCGAACCAGAGAATCATGGACGCTTCAAAGCTCGAGTGGCTGGCCGAGTTCATGCGGTCCGGGATTACTTCGATGGACCAACTGCGCCACGGTATGCGCGTGGTCAGCGCGAGCAAGTTGGCTTTCGTGCCTGCGCCGGGGTTGTTCGTGAGCTGGTGTTTTGCCCCCGAAGGGCTCGGTTTGCCAAGCGTTGAGGTTGCTTACTCGCAGGCCTTGCGCAACTCCCACCCAGGCATGGAAGGGCGCGGTAAGTGGTTTCATCCCGCGATCTACCACGCCACTGCTGCCGCTGGATTCCTGAGCCTGCAAACGCTTCCTCGCGACTTGGGTATGACCCGCTTTGAGCAGAAATACCTCGAGCAGTGCCGCAAGATCTGGCGCGGCGAAGAGTTGCCGCCCGTGCCGGTCGCTCAGCTCGCAGCACCGGGCAAATCAATCACTCCCGAAGTGGGGAACAAGGCGTTGGCCGCGCTCCGTGCCAAGCGCAGCGGAGACGTGCAATGAGCAAACTCACCAACGCAGCGCGTGACCGCGAGTGCCAGATTCGTTACCCAGGATGCTCGAGCGAATCCTCGACCACCGTGCTCGCCCATTACCGACTGGCTGGTACGTGCGGCATGGGAATCAAGCCAAACGACCTGCAGGCCGCTTGGTCGTGTGCTTACTGCCACGATATCGCCGATGGCCGCCTGCGCGCCCCGGCGGTGCTGAGTCGTAACGAAGTCCGCCTGTTCCACGCCGAGGGTGTCATGCGTACCCAGGACGTGCTGATTCGCGAAGGGAAGGTGTCACCGTGAAGTCCGCCGAAATGACGTTGTTCAAACCGAAGCGTACCCGCGCCAAGTCCGTCGACCGTGAGGGTCTGGAGCAGGCCGCATTGCTGCGCGAGCTCAAGCTGCGCATGCCGCTGGTGGCGGCGTTGATCTACCACGTTCCCAACGGTGGCCACCGGCTCAAGCAGGTGGCGGTCAAGTTGAAAGAGCAGGGCGTGCGCGCTGGTGTTCCCGATCTGGTGCTGCCGATGGCCCGTGGTGGGTACTTCGGCCTGTACATCGAATTCAAAGCCACGCCGCCGAACGATGCCGCTGTCTCTGGCAGCCAGTACGAGTGGATACGTCAGCTCAACCTGCAAGGCTATCTGGCGATCGTCTGCCGTGGTCACTTCGACGCGATGGAGCAGATCCGCGCATACCTCCGACTTCCTACGACTGTGGTGGCCGCATGAGCCAGACCCTTCTTACTTCGTTCTCTGATGCGGAAATCCGCCGGCAGGCAGCGAATTCAGACGTGCGCGACCTGCGCGATGCTCGCTATCCGGGCGTTTACTTCCGGTTTCATAAGAGTCGTGAGCGCGGCACCTGGCACCTGGTTGTGGGCAAGAAGTGGGAGAAGATCGCCGGTTTTCCAGAGTTGCCGGTGAAAGGGCTGATCAATGTTCTGCCGAAAATCCGGGAACGCCTGGCGACTGACCCGAAGGCCTCTGCGGCTGCCGGCACGCTGCAGACCGTTGGCCAGCTGCTGGAGTGGTTCATGGTTCGTCAGTCCACCGAGCGCAGCCTGTCGGCAAAGCGCCGCGCCACGAACACCTCAATCATCACCTGCCACCTCAAGCCGCGCCTGTCCGAGCTGCTCATTGCCGATGTGGACCGGTCCACCTTGGACAAGCTGGTCATGTGGCCCATGCAGGCCGAAATGTCGCTCTCCTACGTCCGGTTGATGTGGGGCGTGCTGGTGGTCGCGTTCCGACAGGCCGAAAAGCTGCGTCTGATCGCCCAGAACCCAGTCGCCGGTTTCAAGTTCACCGACTTCACTAAGGCCCGCATCCTGCCGAAACCATCGCGGCTGCGTGCCGTTCAGCTGGAAGAGGTGCTTGGTGACCTTGCTGCTAGATTCGACCAGCACCCGCAGGACTGCATGCTGGCCTTGATGATGCTGTGTCACGGCACGCGTGCTGGCGAGACACGGCAGGCCCGCTGGTCACACATCACGCTGGGCGAGCAGGGCGAATGGTTCATTCCTGCCGAGAACACCAAGACCCGCTGTGAGCACCGGCTACCGCTGACCCATCAAGCCTGCGCGCTGCTGGAGCGGTATCGGGACTGGCAGTTGTCGATGGGCTACAAGGGTGCCTACATGTTCCCGGCTCGCAACCGTGGGCCGATCAGCGACAGCCAGGCATGTGCCGTATTCGCTCGCTTGGGCAAGGGCGAGTGGACGAGCCACGACCTGCGCAAAGTGGCCCGGACCGGCTGGACTGATCTGGGCGTCGACTTCCTGATCGGCGAGATGCTGGTGAACCACACGCTGACCCGCAACGTGCAGACCTATATCCACACCTCGGCTGAACTGCTCAAGCGTGACGCGCTGAACAAGTGGCACGAATGGTTAGACGGGAAAGGCTTTAACCGCATTCACCGCTCGACCCTGACTAGAAACGAAAATTCGCAGAATGCCGTCGAGGCCAATAGCGGCGCGGCTTCCAGCGCGATCACGAATCCATAAAAGGCGAGGTTTAAAAATGCTGATTTCGCACGACAGCGCCTTGGCTTCGGCTTATGCGCTTCAGAAAACCGATACAGGAATGCCCTCGCCATCGGCCTTCCGTCGCGAGTTCGACCGCTCAAAAGTCTTCATGCTGATGAAGCAGAACTTCGACGACTTCACCCGGCTGACGGTCGTAATGGATGGCGGTCACCGTTTCGAAATCGACAGCGACAAAGTCACTTTCAATATCGACCTCGCTGCCGACTGGCTGGTTGGTGAAGGATGAAGAAGAGTCACGGCCCTGCGTTCCGAGCCGCTCAACTTGACCTGGCCCAGTGCCCGGCCTGCCGAGGTCGAGCCGTGATCAAGGGTGTTTTCCACGAGATGGCCTGCGTGCAGTGCAACGCCTCTGGCTGGGTCGCCGCCGAGACAGGTCAAGCTATACCCCTGGAAGTGCTGGTGACCCAATTGAGCATGCGCCTGCAGGCCGCTGACCGACAGATCGAACAATTGAAGCGCCCGGCCCGGATTACTGGACCGGGTGTCATTTATAACCAGAACAACCACCGCGGTGCTGGTGGATCTAATTACACAGGGGATTGAGCCATGAGGATGAAATACCGTACCGTTGAAGACTTGCTCGAGCATTGGGGGCGCTGGGTCGTCCTAGGTTCGGGCGTGTCCTGCTGCGCATCTCGGGAGAATTATATAGACATCCCCATGATCACCGACGACCAAGCCTTGTTAATTGACCGCTTGGTGGGACGCCTGCGTACTCGCTACGAAGAGTCAGGCAACGTGGTTATCAAGTACTACACCTCCCGCGATACTTCACTGATGGTTGTAGGAAAGAAGCTTGGCTTTGGCGAAGAAAAGACTCGCCAGCTCTGGAAGGCTGGAGTCGCTTGGGTAGACGGCGCTCTCGAATCGCATCGAGAAGGCGCCTGATCTGCTCTACATCGCCGAGCGCGTATCCATCATCGCTTTTTTTGCAGACTCGAAGTTCTGACTGGTGAAATGAAGAATAACTCCAAGGTCAAGTTCTGTAGTCGCCGGAGCCGTAGTTAGAGCTTTGGCGAAAAACTCTTTGCCCTTTGGGGTTTCTGGTGAAAGTACCCTGTTTCCGTTGATGCAAGCCTGAACGAACTTTAGATACGTCCCATTTACTTTGTAGGGGCCCGCTTCGGACAGGTTAGCATTTTGTGTTCCAGTACAAAATGATCCTGAGAAGTCAATCAAACTAACATTTATAGTGTCGCCGTTAAGATTAGCCATGGCTACTATTTTACTGTCTTCTGCCGGAGACAATAGGTACGCTGTAGGAACAAACTTTTTCCACTCGTTCGCCTGGGCAGATAGACAAACAGTGGCAGCCAAAGCGAAAAACATAATTTTGCGCATTCAAAACTCCATTTAAATAATTGTCGGTGTATGCAGCCTGTCAACAGCATTACGTATCGCGGCCCAGAATGCTCATAATACACCGAGCGTAAAATAAGGCTCGTTTTTTGAAGGGGTTGACAGCCCCGGTCCCGATCTATAGATTTCGCATTACTTTGCGGTTTTTCCGCGAGCAAGGCCCAGCACTCAAGTGTTGGGCTTTTTGCTTTGTGTATTTTTAAACCTCGGCAGTTGCCGGGGTTTTTTCGTTTATAGATCCCGAAAGGGTTGAGACCGGACGCGCACCATGCCCGAAAAGAACCCCGACTTATGGGCGCAGGTCTGGATGGCCCTATCGAATCCACTCTGGCAGGGCGCGATCATGGCCATCATCGTCTCACTACTGCGAATCCTCTACGACGCCAAAGAGACCAGCAAACGCCGGATCTGCTTTGAAGCCTTGATCTGTGGTGCGTTGAGCCTGGTTGCGTCCAGCCTGATCGAGTGGATGGCCTGGCCCCCAAGCCTGTCAGTAGCTGCCGGTGGGACTATCGGCTTTCTTGGCGTTACCGCCATTCGCGAGCTGGTGACACGGTTCATTGGCCGCAAGGTGGACTCCGTATGAAGGCTATCGCCGCTGCAATCATCATTGGGCTTGTTGGCCTTTTGCTCGTTGGTATCCAGCAGTACCGCGTTGTCGCCCTCAGTGGCGCCATGCAGCTGGAGACCAAGAGCAAGAACGACGCCATCGCTGCCAACAACGAGAGCCAGACCACCATCACCACGCTACGGGCCGAGGCACAGCGCAACGCCGCGTATCAGAAAGACCTGAACCAGCGGATCAAGGCCAGCGAAGACAAAGCCAAAAAGGCGAGGAAGGACTTTGAAAAGCTCAAGACAGATAGCAAGCCTGTTCGTGATTGGGCTGCTCAGCCTCTGCCTGATGGCCTGCGCGGCAAAGCCGGTGCTGGTGACAAAGACATCAGCGGTAAGAATCGAGCCCCCTGAGCTGATCCCATGCGAGCGCATCAACGCTGATGAGGCCGATCTGCGGTTGAACGGTGATGTGTGGGAGCTGAAAGATCAGGCCATCAAACTGCTGGATACGTGCGCTGACCAGGTTGACGCGCAGATCCTGCGCAGCCAGAGCAAGTAGACAACCTCAATTCATTCACCCGCCATATATGGCGAGCACCGAGGCAACAACCATGGCATCGAAAACCAACTCATCGACAGCGGTATCCGCGCTTGGATACTTGGGCTTGGCAGCCATTGTGGCCGCCGGCTTCCTGCTCTATTCGCTGGCCTGACGCGCCACAAATTCAGACACTGCCATTTCGTGGCGCGAACGACAGAGGAAAGATGATGGATAACCAGCACAAGCAAATCACCGGCTACCGCGACCTGAGCCAGTCGGAGATCGACGGTATAAACTCGATAAAAGCTCTTGAGAGTGGCGCGGCTGATCTGGTGAAGCAGTTGAAAGCCATCCCTGATGTTGATCAGCGTTCTATTGCCCTAGCGGTCACCAACTTGCAGCAGGCCTGCATGTGGCTGACCAAAGGCGTTGCCCGTTCGGACAATCCATTCAACTGATCAGCAAGAACGCCAAGTGACGATGAGCAAAAAGAATTGGATGGTCACGACTCCCGGCTACAAACCATTCCCGATGATCCTTCTTGAGTGCGCCCTCGATCACGCAGGTGCGCTTGCCTTTGCCCGGCCTATCTGGTCACGCTGAAAAGTATGGTAGGCCACCTGTTCGTTGTGTGTCGCTATATCAACTTCAGTACCGGGCTGCGTAGCATGCCTGAAGGCTAGCTTGATAGCCCTTCAAGACCTCCTGCGCATTCGCTGTCTCGTAAGACGACGGATTTATAGACGCAGTGACCGTAAGTGCTTGGTAACGGACCTGCTCAGCCAATGGACTGCAGCGATCATGCTTCAACTCCTGAAGCTTGGAGTTTGAAGCTTCCAACTGCGCTCGCAAAGTCTCGTAGGATTTACGCATTTCATCCATTGTCTTTTCAGTCTTGTCCCTGTCTTTGTTCAACTCATCGTTGCGAGCGGTAAGGCTAGATATCGCGGTCTCTTGCCTCCCATAGTTCACTGCAACTGTCAGCACGCTAGTTGCCACCGTAAGTAGAAGAGAGCCGACAGCGACTGATAGCCAGCTTGGGCGGTTGAGTGGAGGCATGAGCTCGATCCTTGATGAAATCCGTGAAAAAGCAGGTTCTATGTCGAATTGTACAGGTTGCGCCGCACGGCGCGAGTGGATCAAAAAGTGGAGCAAGGTGGCATATGAACGAGCACAGCAACTCTTTACTCAGCCAGATCCTGGCCGAGCAGGTGAGGCAGACAGAGCTGCTGCAGAGCCAGACCAGCCTGCTAAAGCTGATGGTGGACCAGCAACTGATATTGATCCAGGAGCTGGCAGCCAGTGAGCAGTGCGATCCAGACGCCGAGCCGACCACCTACATGGACGGTACTTTGATCATTGGCCGCAGCTGATGGGATTGAAAGCTATCAAGCCCAGGCTCAAAGAGGTAGAGGGTCGGCAGCTCAAGGCAATCAACCCCGAGTCATGGCGATCGGGCAAGACAACAGCGGCGCAGCGGGGATACGGATACAAATGGCAGCAGGCGCGCCTCGTCCACCTGAATGCGCATCCCATTTGCGTCTATTGCGAAAGGCTCGGCAGAGTCACAGAGGCTACGGTGGTGGACCACTCCACGCCGCACCGTGGTGACATGAAGCTTTTCTGGGATCGCAGCTTGTGGGTGTCCTTGTGCGCGTCTTGCCACTCTTCTGTTAAGCAGGCAGAGGAGGCTGCTGGGTTGTGGTAGTTGGCGGCAGTGGCGTGCTACAAATGAGCTCTCCTATCGAACGCCACTGACGTGCTACAAGCACCATTATGGTGCGGAACGTCTCTGACGTGCCGGGGGGGGTGTAAAAATTTACGATCTCTTCGCGTCCCAGACCACTCACCCTCCCATCGAGAGATTTAATTCCCCTTAACAGGATCCGTTAACTATGGCGTTAACCGAACAAAAGCGCCGGTACGCCGAAGCGCGGCTGTCCGGTGAAGGCAAAAAGCAAGCGGCAATTAGCGCTGGATGCCCCGTAAAGACTGCGTCTCAAGCTGCGTCCAGACTTGAAAAAGACCCTGAGGTCCAGGCTGCAATGGGGCGGGCAACCGTTGTTAAGTCTGCGCCCAAGGCCGAGTTACCCACCGGTGACCCCGACCCGTACATCCCCCAGGTAGCAGATGACCCGCTCGTGTTCTTCAAATCAATGATGAACGATCTGGTGGCGCATCCAAAGTTGCGCCTGGAGGCCGCCAAAGCGTTGGCCGCTTTTACCGTCCCGAAGCCTGGGGAGTCGGGCAAGAAAGAACAAAAAGCAGACGCCGCTCAGCGGGTTGCGTCCGGCAGATTCAAAACCAGCGCGCCCCCCCTTCGATCGGTGAAATAAATGGAATGGTCCACGGCCTGCCTGGATTGGGAAAGGCGGATCGTGGCGGGCGAGTCCCTGATCCCGTTTGCTCCGCTCTATCCGAGCGAAGCCGAAGCGGCGCTGGATATCTTCAAATCGCTACGAGTTGTCGACGTACCTGGTCAACCGACATTTGGTGAGTGCTGCGAGCCCTGGGTATTTGATTTCGTGGCTGCCATCTTTGGTGCCTACGACGCCGAGACGGGCAATCAAAAAATCCGAGAGTTCTTCCTGCTGATTAGCAAGAAAAACGCTAAGTCCACAATCGCTGCCGGAATCATGGTGACCGCCCTGGTGCTGAACTGGCGGGACAACGAAGAGCTGCTGATTCTGGCTCCGACCATTGAGGTTGCGCAAAACAGCTACAAGCCCGCCGCTGCGATGGTGCGTGCCGATGAAGAACTCAGCGAGTTGTTGCATGTGCAGGACCACATTCGGACCATTACCCATAGGGTGACCAAAGCCGCATTGAAAGTGGTCGCCGCTGACTCCGACACAGTGTCCGGTAAGAAATCCGGGAAAATTCTCATCGATGAGCTCTGGGTGTTCGGGAAACGACCGAACGCAGACGCGATGTTGATGGAGGCAACCGGAGGCCAGGTTTCGCGTGACGAAGGCTGGGTTATTTTTCTGTCCACCCAAAGCGACGAGCCGCCAGCTGGGGTGTTTAAAGAAAAGGTCGACTACTTCAGAAACGTCCGAGACGGAATTGTGGTCGACAACAAATCGTTGGGTGTGATCTACGAGTACCCCAAGGCGATGATCGAGTCAGGTGCCCACCTGAAGCCGGAGAACTTCCATGTTCCCAACCCGAACATGGGGAGGTCGGTGAGCCGGGAGTGGCTGGAAGATCAGATCCGCAAAACATTGGATAAGGACGCTGGGGCCAGAAACAAGTTTCTTGCCAAGCATCTCAACGTCCAGATCGGTCTTGCTCTTCGCAATGATCGCTGGGCCGGCGCAGACTTCTGGCTTGCCGCGGCCGAGCCGGGACTGACATTAGACAGCCTGATCGAAAAGTCAGAGGTGATCGTGGTAGGCATCGACGGCGGCGGGCTTGATGACTTGCTCGGGTTGAGCCTCATCGGTCGCGAGATTGGCACTCGGCGCTGGCTGCACTGGGCCCATGCGTGGGCGCACAAGATTGTGCTCGAGCGCCGCAAAGATATCGCGCCAGCGCTGTTGGATTTTGAGCGGCAAGGCAGCCTGACCATTGTCGATAAGCCAGGTGATGACGTTCAGCAGGTCGCAGATGTGATATGTCGCATCAACGACCTTCAACTGCTCCCGCCTGAGCAAGCCATCGGCGCTGACGCCGCAGGTATCGGCGATATCGTCAACGAACTTCAAGCCCCAGGGCGAGGAATCGTTGAAGAGCAGATCAACGCGGTATCCCAAGGCTGGAAACTCAACGGCGCAATCAAAACCACTGAGCGCAAGATCGCCGGCGGGGAGATGGTTCACTGCGGCACGCCGCTGATGAACTGGTGTGTGGGCAATGCCAGGGTTGTAGCGGTCGGCAACGCCGTGACGATCAACAAGCAGGTGAGCGGCTCGGCAAAGATTGACCCGTTGATGGCGACATTCGATGCCGTGACCATGATGGCGCTCAATCCTGAGCCAATGAAAAAGAGATTTCAGATGTTTTTCGTGTAGCCCATGGCTACGTCACCAACCCGCCCTGTGCGGGTTTTTGCTTTTCTGGGATACCGAAAATGAACAGAGCCTACAGCGTCCTTGAGATCAAGGCGGTAGATGAAGACGCCAGGATTATTACCGGCATAGCGACAACCCCGGCCACAGACCGGATGGATGACGTGGTCGAGCCAAAGGGGGCGCAATTCAAGCTGCCCATCCCGTTTCTCTGGCAGCACCGCCACGACGCTCCTGTCGGCAATGTCACGAAAGCCGTTGTCACCGACAAGGGCATCGAAGTCACCGTTCAGCTGGCGAAGATCGATGAGCCAGGCACCCTCAAAGACCGGCTCGATGAGGCCTGGCAATCGATCAAGGCTGGGCTGGTTCGAGGCTTGTCTATCGGTTTCTCGCCCATCGAGTCGGCAAACATCGACGGAAGTTGGGGCAGGCGCTTCCTCAAGTGGGAGTGGCTTGAGCTTTCGGCCGTCACGGTCGCCGCAAACGCCGAGGCGACCATTCAGACCATCAAATCGATCGACTTGAAGCAGCGGGCCGCGTCTGGCCCAGAGTGTGTAAAAACCCGACAGAATGTGGTCGGCGCGCAGCGCTTATTGTCGGTTGTCGGG